TTCTAAGGGCCGTATAGGGCATATCGAGCTAAAGGTAGGCAAAAGGCGCCTGAGCAAAGAACAAATCGCCAGGCACGCCCGGCTAGCCGAATTAGGCCATAACGTTGTGGTCTTGCGGGCCACAACGGAAGAGGAAGCGGTTAGGCTGGCCGTTGGTGTGCTTAAGGGCATGTTGGACATGGAAGAAAGGGAAGCGGCATGACACCGGAAGAACGGGCGAAACAGTGCATACTGAGTTGGAGAGACAGTGGCCAGCGTGAGCTAAGTTTGGCTGGCGAAATAGCCAACGCCATACGCGCTGCAGAAAACGACGCGCTAGAGCGAGCGGCTAGTATGTGTGACGAGGCCACAACGGAAGAATATTTGGTCGAAGAGAGAGGAATTGCCGAAGCGTTGGCCGGTGGTATCCGCTTCCTTAAACACCACGAACCATAAACAACCCACCAACCGCCTTTGCGTCATACTTATGGAACGCTACTGGCTAGGCCAGTAGCCACAACAGACTAATTACCGGACTATAGCTTTTATTTTATCCATTAGGAATCACATGACCACCGAAACTACCCCCGGCACAGCCACCCCCGAACGTATCGCCCAGTCAGAAGAAAACTCCTACGTAGCCGTCACCGGTACGCGGACCTTCAAGGACGAACCGCTACAGCGCCTGGCCACTCAGGGGAAGTTAGACGTAAACCCCGACATTAACCGCCGACTATTTCAGGCGGGCGAGCGGTACTGGGAAAACTACTACCTGGCCAATATGTCGCCTTTGGCCGCATTCGATCCTACGCGGGTTTTTAGCGGGGGCAGTGGTGGATTCACGCTTAGCGAACGGCAGGCCATTGCCAGGGAAGCCCACCGCGGCGCCACGGCGGTAGTCCCGGCTCGAATCATGAAGGTGGTAGACCGGATTATTTTGGAGTTCCAAGGGGACTTCGTAGCGATCGGCCGGGAAGCCTGTGGGTTGGCTAGCCCAGACGTGTGCCGACAGGTGGCCATGGAACGGCTTATAGCCGGCCTGTGGGTTCTGGCAGTCCATTACGGGATGCTGAAGGCGCAATAAGGGTACCCCACGCCAACAGCCGTGGCCACCTGTGCGTTATTTCCTAAAAGAGGTTGACCTATTACCGAAAATGGGTAAGGTGGCCTGTATGATCGAATTAGAACGCCTGGAGAAGATCGTCCGGCACCACGCCGCCACCTTGCGCATGAACGGCGCCAGTCCGTCAACGACATTCGATGGGCGATCAACGTTTTGCTGGAGACCATCGCCAAAAAATTCGAGGATTGGGAAACCATGGACCTTTGGCGGTCAGACGCTGCCGCCCTTGTGCGCGGGTTTAAGCACGACGCAGCCACCTCTCCCGCGCAAGCGGAGATAGAAAGCCTTCGAGTTGAGGCGAACGGCCACCCGCAGATCGATGCCCCGACGCCATACGACTACAAGGTGGCAATAGCCGCCGCGATCCGCAGCACCAACGGTTAGCCTGTATGTGTGCGAAAGGATAATGACCGATGACTAAATGGACTTTTCCGAACGGCGACGAAGTAACCGTAGCGGTCGTTGGACGTGTCGGACGAACGAATGCCCGGCTATCGGGCGGTGCTGTGATCATCCAAGTCGTCGAACCCGGCATCTGGTTTGGGATGCAAATGTTCGTGGAGCCGACCAAATGACAGCCGATCCGGAGATCACCGCCGAAAAAGTTATCAGCGCTTATGAGGCTGGCGACCTGGACCGCGTAGAGTTTTTCGAGTTGGCGCTTGAGTTCGGCCTGTCCCTCGAACGCATCGAAGAAATATTAGGCGCGTCTGATGACGATCTCTGATTATTCACACGCACGGCGAACGCCTAGCCTTTCTCATGCACAAGGGGCCTACGATGACTGACGAACCCGACTTCACACCGCGCGTCGTCCCGTCGCTGGAAGATGCGGCGACCGATATTCAGACGTGGGCAAAGCGGCTGATGAACCGCGAGAACACCGACTTCCTCGGTCGAATGTCAGAGGCGATGATGGAAGCCGAAGTCGCCATCGACGAAAACGACATCGAGGAATACCGCGAACTCATGCTTGAGCTGGCGGCGCTCGCAATGGCCCAGGCCGCAATGAGCAGCGTGCCGGGGATGACTTTACAGCGTTGAAGAACAGTCAACGCGAATGAACAAGATCAAAACCATTCTCGTTACCGGCGGCAGGGACTTTCGCGATAAGGCGAAGGTTGACCACGCCCTGAACGACATAGACCGCGCGAACGGCATCACGACGCTAATCCACGGCGGTGCCAGTGGCGCTGACACCTTGGCTGGCATGTGGGCGAAAGAATGGGGTGTGACCGAATGGGTTCACCCCGCCGACTGGGCGAAGCACGGCAACGCCGCCGGGCCAATTCGGAATCAGGACATGCTCGAACGCGGCAAGCCAGACCTTGTAGTAGCCTTCCCTGGCGGTCGGGGGACTGCCGATATGGTTCGTCGCGCCAAGGCAGCGGGCGTACCGGTGCGCGTTATTCGTTGATATTAATGGGCCGTAAGCGCAAAGAGCGGAAGAAAACTTAGACCAATTACGCTAGCAAAAATAAATACGTCGGATTACCTAAAATCGGTTGCGTAATCCTAGTTTATCGGCTACAATTTGCTCCATGATCAGGAATTGCGCCTGATAATCATTTCTTTAGTAGGAATTTCTAATGCCGCCACGCCGATATGTTGCCGGCAGCGACGAACTTTATGCTATTCCAGTTGACGAATTCATACGCGGGTATGTAGCTAATGATTCGTCTGATTGTGGTGCAGAACACGATTATGATGGTGGATTCGGGGATGACGACGATCTAACCGATATGACACCGGAACAGACAATCGGTTGCCATTCAATTTTTAAACCTACCTTCGACGCCAAGGAACTAGCGGCCTAGCCCATTTAGGGCAAAACCCAAGCTTCAGGCAGCCACCTTTTAGCGGTCATCCGCGGGCTTCGCTTGGGTATCAATATTGCGGGGTGGAGCAGCCCGGTAGCTCGTCAGGCTCATAACCTGAAGGTCGTAGGTTCAAATCCTACCCCCGCAACCAATCGTTTTCAAAACTGAGGAGATTTTGGAATGGCCAAGAACACCACTAATTTTCGCGTTACGTTTTTTGATGAAACGGAAAGTTGGGCTGATTCTGACGAAGGTTTCGAGACCGAAGGCCAGGCGACTATGCGCGCAAAGGCTTTCTTGAATGGCGCTAAAGACGGCGCTTACGTAGATGTTGAAGAAATCAAGAAGGTAAAACGCGTTTGGCGTAGCGAGCCAAAAAGCACTTATTACAAATGAACACCAGCGAGCTATATCCGCGAGCTACTAACAAGCTACAGGGTGTAGCGCAGTTGGTAGCGCGCCGCATTTGGAATGCGGAGGCCGCTGGTTCGAGTCCAGCCACCTTGACCAATTAACGTATGGCCAGAGATAAGAGGCCAGAGGCAGTATGTAATCACTGCGGAAATACATTTAAATATAAGCCGTCACAACAACTAGGTAAATTCTGTTCGAACATTTGTAGTTCGTCATTTAGTTGGAATCGGCGGAAACAAAAAATAGAAACTGAAGACAACCTTTTTTCAGCTATAACAGCTAGACACTATCTAACTGATAAATACGGCAAGGCATGTAGTATTTGTCAAACTGAAGAGTGGAACGGAAAAGACGTTCCTCTTGTTTGTGACCATATCAACGGAAATTCCGGAGATTGGTCAATAAAAAACATTAGAATGATATGTTGTAATTGCGACGCACAAACACCCTTTTATAAGGGTAGAAATCGTGGCAACGGAAGGCATTCTAGAAAAATAAGGTACCAACTAGGACTTAGCTATTAGCCGGAATAGCTCAGAGGTAGCAGCAACGCCTTTGTAAGGCGAAGGTCCTGGGTTCGAATCCTAGTTTCGGCACCAATACATATTCATTAGCGCGCGTGCCTCCTCCACGCTGCGCTAGCCCGCCAGGTGTGCGGCTTGCTTGCCCGCTTGCGGGTTCGTTCGCAGTGCTGCCCTGGCGGGCGCAAATTTGTTTTCGCTAGGCTAGGGTGCCGGATAGTTAGTTACCCGGAATAGCCTGTATCTCTAACCCCGGAGTCTTACATGACCCTTATCGATCGCATTAAACGGCGCCTGCGTGAGGCGTGCCAAGGCTGGTACTGCCCCTGCCTCGCGTAACCTAGCACTGAGGAGTTGCTATGACTGAAGTTGCTAACGTACCTGACAAGGTACTTTATTCCAATGTTTCTGTAGTGCGGCAGCAGGACGGCCGGCTAGAAGTTTACGTTGGCCAGGAGAAAATGCTTGGTGCTGTTGGTATTAACCTGCAACCTACCAGTGACGGCGTTGGCGTGTGGACTTTCGCTGTTAGTTCGTCTCGTATAAAGATGTGCGAAGGGCAGCCCGCCCAACCTGTCTACGAAGACAATGTAGTACCGTTTAGGCGTTCGGAAGTGACGGAAGAAATGTTGCCTAAGACCAGTGCCTAACGATCCGTTCTACCGATCGCCTATATGGCGTTGGATTTGCAGTGTCGTTAGGGAGCGCTCTGGTGGCCTGTGTGAAGTGCCTGGCTGCACAGACAAGGCCAAAGTCGTAGACCACATAGTAAGCCGCCGTAATGGCGGTGCGGACCATCCTAGTAACGCTAGGCACCTGTGCCGAAGGCATGACAACGCCGTAAAGGAAGACAGCCACGGCGTTCGTAAGAATAACGGTCTATTTAAACTTATAGGGTGTGATGTTGACGGATGGCCAACCTCTACCACTTTCAAAGAAAGAGGCTGAATTAATAGGCTCTATTTACTATTCTAGTAATAGAGCGTGTTTAAATGGACATAACTCAAAAAGATACACAAAATCGTCAAATTGTGTTGAATGTGCTTCTGCGCGTACCACACGCCGCGTTGTGTCGGGTTCTGCTGCTGCAGTTCAAAAGAAATACAACATCGTTCATGCAGATAGGCATAGAGCGTCATCTATGCGGTGGCATAATGCTAATAGGGATATAGCCCTTGCAAGGTTTAGTGCGTCATACCGCGCCAATATTGTAGAGCGGCGTATTATAGGCAGAACACAGTCTGCTGAATGGTACAAGAATAACAAGGCTAAGAAACTTTCCTACTGTCATAGACGGCGCGCGTTATTCGATAACGCACCAGGCGAATTTAATAAGAATGATATAGAAGAACTATTCGTAGGTCAAAGCGCTAAGTGCAACGCGTGCTCTATCTCTATATCTAACGGATATCATATCGACCACATTCAAGCCCTTTCTAAGGGCGGTAGTAACTGGCCGAGTAACCTTCAGTTGTTATGCCCGACGTGTAACTTGTCTAAGGGTGCAAAAGATTATCAAGAATGGCTGCGTGAATATTTTACACCAGCGAATGATAATGAGAAGGGTATACCCCCCCCTCAAATCTCTAGACCACACATGGGGACCGGTACCGACCGGGGCGTAAATTCTCACTCCTGCATTTGAAAATATGAGGGGGAAGAAGAAGGATAGGAATAAATGGCGCGGCAGAGAGTGCCAAAAGCCAAAGCTAAGGCTCTTGGTCGCGATGTTGTAAACCCGGCGCGCTTTGAGTCTCGCACTGAACCGCAAAACATTGCGCCTATTGGCGAACCGCCAGACTTCTTCGATGATAATCAAAACAAGATTTGGAATCAATTCAAGCGAGAATTGTTTTGGCTTAACGAAAGCCACCGCGGTCTTTTAGAAATTGCCAGCGTCATACGCGCGAGACTCCACTTTCCAAAGCCGGGCGACGAAGAAGTAGGTGTGCAGAAGCTAAATCTTTTGCGGCAATGCCTAGGCCAAATGGGAGCCACGCCGGCAGACGCTTCGAAAGTAACTTTACCTGATGCCAAGCAAGAAGAGGACCCAGCCGACAAATACTTCGGCTAGTGATCCTGTCACCAGTTGGGCCAATGACGTAGCGAACGGCCGGGTTATTGCCGGGCCACATGTTAGGAACGCCTGCCGGCGCCACCTGAAGGACTTAGAAGAAGGGCCTAAGCGCGGTCTGGTTTGGGACCTGGAAGCGGCGCTTAAGGCAATCAACTTCTTCCCTGATGTTCTGCGGCTTAACGGTGGCCAGTTTGAGGGCCGGCCATTCGAGCTACACGCCAGTCAGAAGTTCAAGACCGGCAGCATACACGGCTGGAAGCGGTTAGATGGTACGCGGCGCTTTAGGCGAGCGTACATTGAAGAGGGTAAGGGCAACGGTAAATCGCCGTGGGCGGCAGGCGAAGGAATGTTTTTCCTTCTTGCCGACAAGGAAGCCCGCGCCGAAATCTACGCGGCCGGCAAGGACAAAGACCAGGCAATGGTCTTGTTCCGCGATGCCGTCGCTATGTCGGACCAATCGCCGGCAATCGCTGCCAGGCTTACTAAGTCGGGTGGCAACCCGGTTTGGAATCTGGCGGACCTAAAGACAGGTTCGTTCTTCCGACCAATTAGTCGGGAAGGCGCGCATTCGGGGCCACGGCCATCGGTAGCGTTGTGCGACGAAATCCACGAGCATCCTAACAGGATGACGGTGGAAATGCTGGAACGCGGATTTAAGTTCCGGCGCCAGCCTTTGCTGTTGATGATTACAAACAGCGGCAGCGATCGTAATACGGTTTGCTGGGAAGAACATGAACACGCGGCGCGCGCCGCGGCCGGCACTAGAACGCCGGATGACGAATTTACATTCGTCTATGACGAAGATTGTCTGACGGAATACGACGAAACCTTTTCGTTTGTATGCGCCTTGGACAAGGGCGATGACCCGCTTAAGGACCCGAGCTGTTGGCCGAAGGCTAACCCGCTACTGGGTGTGACGATAACCGAGAAATATCTTTCTGGCGTTGTTCGTCAGGCTAAGTCAATCCCCGGCCGGTTGAACGGGATTTTACGTTTGCACTTTTGTTGCTGGACGGACAGTGACGAAAGCTGGATGAGTAGGGAAGCACTTGAAGAAGTACTTGCTGATTTTGACCCTGCTGTTGAACACCATGGAGCCGAAGCGTGCCTTGGTCTCGACCTTTCAGCAGCACAGGATTTAACGGCTAAGGCATACGTAGTAGAGACCGGCCTTAATAAGGACGGCAGACCTACCTACGACGCTTGGATTAAAGCATACACGCCGCAAGATACGCTAGAAGAGCGGGCGTTGAGGGACAAGGCCCCATACCCTGTATGGGTGGAGCAACGTCACCTTGAAGCAATACCTGGCAAGTCCATTAGGTTGGACTATATAGCGGCCGGCCTGGCGGAAGATAATTCAGAATACCGCATCAAGACTCTGGCTTACGATCGGTACGGGTACCGGAAGTTAAGCCTAGAACTTGACGATATCGGCCTACAGTTAAACGAAGTCGAACACCCACAAGGTGGGCGCAAGCGGGCGCGGCCGACTGACGATCAGATACAGCAGGCCAAGGACGAAGACAAAGAACCGCCCCTTGGTCTGTGGATGCCAGGTTCAATTAAAGAACTTGAGAACCTGATTTTCGAAAAGCGGATTAGGATTCACAAGAATCCTGTTCTTGTGTCCGCCATCATGGGCGCCGCTCTAGAGCGTGACCCGCTATTTGATAACTACTGGTTTTCCAAAAGGAAAGCCACCACGCGCATTGACGCTGTGGTTGCTCTTGCAATGGCCGTTGGCGCTGCCACGGCAAACATAGACATGAACCCAAGCGGTTCCATTTACGAAGAAAGAGGATTTTTCGAGCTTTGACAATCCTCTTGGCGTCATAACGAAATGGGTTTGTTTTCGTTCTATGACAATAAACTAGTTGACGAAATTGCGTCTAAACAGGCCGCCGAGCCGCAAGCATCGCTTATTGATAGCATGTCTTGGGAACAAGCCGCGGCTATGTTTGGCAACTACAACGGTGGCGGCACGTCTACGGCCGGCGTAAATGTTAATAACGATACCGCTGTTCGGTTTACGACTGTTGCTATTTGCCTTCGTGTACTCGCGGAGAGTGTCGCTAGCCTGCCGTGCATTCTGTACCGGCGCCGCAAGGATGGCGGTAAAGATAGGGCTACCGACCACCCGACCTACCAGGTAGTGCATCGCAAGGCTAACGGTTGGAATACCCCCTTTGAGTATTTTGAAGGGACAATGACCAATCTTGCTACCCGCGGCGATGGGATTTCCTATATCGATCGCAACAGCAAAGGTCAGACGATCGGCCTTGTACCGCTGAATCCAGACGGCGTAGAGATTGCGCAGGCCCGCGACTGGTCGCCTATGTACAAGGCGACTATGCCCGATAACCAGAAGCAGAACCTTTCTACTTCTGAAGTCCACCATATCCGCGGGCCACTGCCGAAAGGCTACCGCGGCCGGTCAATGATTGCCCTGGCTCGTGAAGGCGTGGGCCTTGGCCTTGCCGCGGAAGAGTTTGGTTCGCGACTGTTCTCGAATGGCGCCAGGCCAAGCGGGATACTTACGCACCCTAAGACGATTTCGGAACCGGCTGGTAACCGACTTAAGACCCAATTTGCGCAGAAATTTACGGGCCTCGATAATGCCCATAAGCCTCTTATTCTTGAAGAGGGGATGACGTGGGTTGCGCAGCAGATTACGCCACATGACGCACAGTTTTTAGAGCTTAGAAAATTCCAGCGCGCCGAAATTGCCGGCATGTTCCGGGTGCCTGCGCACTTTGTGAATGACCTGGAAAAGGCGACATTCTCCAACATTGAACATCAATCGTTGGACTTTGTGATTCACTCGCTGCGGCCTTGGTTGGTCCGGTGGGA